TGTGATGGGACCCCTCTACAAAATCTGGCCACATGCATTTTACAAAAGATAGAAAATCACTTTTAGCTTTATTCTGTATCTTTTTTTCAGCATGTAACACTTGAAGTTGTTTGAAGGCTTTACGCACATCTGCAGGTAATTTTTCTATGTTTACCTTATTCAAGTCCATGGTACCAAAATGTTTTTAACAGGGGTGGCTGTCTAAATCAAGGCATAAAGCGAAAAGCAGTGGGACCCCTTTTTGTGTTTTTAGGGGGTGGGGTCGGTTAATGTTTGATTTTTGGTTTCGGTTTGGGACCCCGAGGCGCGAAGCGCCGAGGGCCGAAGGCCCGCGAAGCGCGGCCCCGCAGGGGCCGCACAACCTGTGATTGTTAGTCTAGTAATGTCATATATGCTGATACATTTAGTCTGCTAAACTTATCTAACTTCTTTTGCATTGTAGTGTAGTCCTCTTTAACTTCTGCAGTCTTAATGTCTATGTATAGTTTGTGCTCGTCCTCGGTCAACATTGCTGATTGACCAGAGTAAGGGTTAGTTGTTTTTATTTTAGTTGTCATATATATATGTATCCTTTCTATATCCTATATACTCCTATTCTGTCTGTGTGTCAACCCCTATCTCCGTTGGGTAGTAAATCGTCTTTTTCTGTTATTTCCCATTGACCATAATAAGCTCTGTCTGTTTTCTTAGGGTCATTGATTGGTGTTTCAAGTGCCTCGGTCCTCGGTGCGATTGCAACTACTCGTTGTATGTGTGTCTTTATAAAATTATGCAAACAACCTTGGCTGCAAAAGTAATTCATAAAATCGTCTGGACTATACCATTGACTATCGGTGTGTAATTTTATTCTTCTAGTTCTTAGGACCTTGCTACCTTTACTTCCTCGCACTCGGTCCTGTGTGTGAGATGTGTGGCAACTCGGTCCGTGACACCAATTAAAACTACTCATATGTACCACGTCAATATTACTACTGCCCCTATTATTGCTACCATAAGTTCTATTCCGTCCATTATCCTCTCTCCTTAATTGTCATTGCCCACGTTGCCATTCTCCAGCCGTCTGCGTCTAGGTCGTAATAAATGAAACAAGGTTTTCCCTCTTTAGATACAAAATACTTTCCTTGCGTATCTGTGTTTGGTTTAGTCCATTGACCTTTTCTAGTTATAAACTTTTCGTGTTTCTTTGCGTAGTAAGTCACGAAAAAGTTTTGTGGTATTTTTATTTCTGTATTTGCTTTCATTGTGTCCTTTCTGTTGTTTATAGTAGGGATTATATATGATAATCCCTACTATGTCAAGTATTAATTTACACTTTCTTTTTCATACTTCATACGTTCATATATTTTCTGCTCTCTCGTCTGTTCTTTATTTTTCATACCCTTAATCATATTCGCCAGATTTGTAGGGTTGTAGATTGTTAAGCCAGTAGAATTAGTTTTAATAAGTTCTGCCTCGTCAACTTTTATTCCTAGTTCACTTGCCAACTCAATACCCTCGGACAAATATCTATATGCTTTCAATCCGATTTTTAACTGGTCGCATTGTTTCATTATAGAATTAATCCACGTTTGATGAGTAGTGACAACTTTTGCTTTTGCACTTCGCCAAGCTAAAAAGATATTGTATTCATCTTTCGTACAAGCGATTGCTCTACTTCTGCAATAAGAAGTTCCAATGACATCAGCATAAAAACTATCATTAAAGTATTTAGTCATTCCAATTCCGTCATCATTACCCCCACTTTTGCCAAGTGCTTTATTACACATATCAACGTGCTTTGTTTTATGTGGGTTGCTATCTTTGCCAGATTGTTGGGCTATGATATCTGGGTTGCAACCTTTCTCTTTTAGTTCTTCTCTAAAGTATGCGTGTGCAAAGTGTTCAGTATCTTCGCTTGAATACTCTTGCCCATTTACATTGCCGAATAAACCAAAATCAAAATGCGATTTTGTTTCTTTGTTTTCGCCCTCGTCATCTACATCTTCGTTGTGTGCAAAGTAAAAGCATTTATCTTTTGCAACTACATCACAGGGGTCGCCATATCTTTTTTTGAATACTCGTAGAGTATCTACATCTTCCGTAGGATATGACCTTTCAACCACTTGCTTTGCTAATTCAAATGTAGATTTCTGCAAGTGATTAAAACTTTCTCTTGCTTGTAGAAATGCCTGTTGCTCTTGCGTTTCTTCTTTTTCAAATACATCTTTAATTCTATTATAGAATTTGTTTCTGTATTCGGTGTTCATTCTTATTTTTGCTGACATAGTGTCCTTTCTGTTGTTTATAATTATCCCAGATTATCCCTTGACAAACTCTTTGTCAAGCATTATATTAAGTTAAGAATAATCTGTGTGAGATATTATTAGCGTAAATCTAAAACACGCACAGGTTGTCCTTTCGGGTTTTAGTTCCCTTAGAAGTATGCAATCAGCTACTAGAAAAGCATACGATAAATTGGGTTATAGTAGTCTTGAGCCCAGAATACAAAGATGAGACTGAGGGTATAAACCTCTATAAGTATGGTTGAGACTTAGGATAATGGACCTGTCCTCAAACCGGTGGTAAACTGCAGTCCCGGACCCATTCTGGCTTTTGTATTCTGGGGTCAAGTTGTGACTAGTGGTAACTCGCGAGAGTGTAATACCCATTAGCGCTTGGCCACTTTAGAATGATTCTAAACTATAAAAAAATTAAAAAAAGCTTCAAGCGGCAAGCTCCAAGCAACAAGCAGCTTGACATAAAGGAGATTATAGGATAAGTTTATTTATATCCCGTTTGGTGGTATCCGGATAAAAAAACTCAAACCACCATAACAACAATGAAAGGTATAATATGGACTACAACGATGTTATGGATTTAACGAGTGAAATAACTTACAGACTTCAAGATTTAAAACTTATTAAAGGTAATGATAAAGATTATAATTTTGAAGTTGATGATGAAATGAGAGCAATTATTTGTAAAAAACTAAACATAGGGGAAGAATAATTATTGACAATGAAGAAAAGAATTAAACACAATGACTTGCTGCCGTGGTTTACGATGGACCACGGCCAGCTGCCGGCGTCCTACCTGAAGAGCACAAAGAAATTTTTTGACGAGCTCCAAGCGTCAAGCCGCAAGCATCAAGCTACAAGCGCCAAGCTTTCGCCACAATTAAATGATAAGAAGAATTAGAAAGGTATAATATGAAAACAAGTGAAGCTCTAAAATTAGTCGGAGGCCTGAGCAAGCCTTCAAAGATGCCCGGCTGGGCCTATGGTCTACCTGCCAAAGAATGCAAGACCGGCTCTAAGCTGGTGAAGGTATCAGGCAGCACCTGCGAGGGCTGCTATGCTCTTAAAGGTTGTTACGTGTTCAAGGTAGTTCAGGATGCACAATACAGAAGACTCGGAAGCATCAAGCATGAGCTATGGACCGGGGCCATGGCATTACTCATCAATAGTAAAAAATCAAAAGTTTTTAGATGGCACGATTCCGGCGACGTCCAGGACGAAGCTCACCTCATTAAGATCTTTGCGGTGTGTAAGTTAACGCCTGAGACCAGGCACTGGCTGCCGACCCGTGAAGCATGGATCAAGCACTTCCTGCCGCTATGCCCTGACAACTTAGTGATAAGATTCAGCGCGCCGATGGTGGACCAGGACGCCCCTGAGTCATGGCCTAATACATCAACGGTGGTGACAGCTGGCGCAACATGTCCCGCGCCGACTCAAGACAATGAATGTAAGGACTGCCGCGCATGCTGGGATCCTGAAGTCAAGAACGTTGCATATGGCCAACACTAAATTCGATTCAACAATAAGAATACTCCATGAACAATGGTGCAGGGATAATGGTTACCTGAGCCGCAAGCTTCAAGCTCCAAGCTGCGTAAGCAGCAAGCCGCAAGCGTCAAGCCCCAAGCACAAAGGTTCAAGCTCCAAGCCGCAAGCAGCAAGCTCCCGAACCATGGACCCCTCATAAAGTTTTACGGTGCCCGGACCGAGGGCCTCGATGCAGATGAAGCTATTGTACGGATGCCTCATATGCCATGCAATTTGATGTGGACTCAGCCTGACCTTGTTGGCTTTTGCTACTTTAAATTCTATAGTGAAGAACTGATTATATTTTGTATATCCCAATGCATCTGGCACACCAGGTACTGCTAAATTTTCTATACGAGAGTACGATATTGTAGGTGTTGCTTTCTTAAATTTTCTGTAAAGTTTTGCTTCTGGACCCATAGTATTTTTAAGACAACAACGTCATTAGTAATCCTTAATATATCCTGGTGGCATTATAAGTAATTCTTCCTTGTTTGGTTTCAAAACCACGCGAACAGACGTATCTCCTGGCTTGGTACTCTCGTGAACTTCAATACGTTTGATCTCTTCAAGATAGCCCTTGTCTGTTAGAATATATATTCTAGCATTACTTACAGCATTACCACGCTGACCTTTAGGACCAGCAGTAAACTTATCAAGATACTCTT